AAAAAGGTTGATTAAATCCCCCTGCCCCCTTTAAAAAAGGGGGTTTTGTCGAAAGTCCCCCTTTCTCAAAGAGGGATTTAGGGGTTTTTGTTGCAAGTCCACCTTTTTCAAAGTGGGATTAAGGGGGTTTTGTTGCAAGTCCACCTTTTTCAAAGGGAGATTTAGGGGGTTTTGTTGCAAGTCCACCTTTCTCAAAGGGGGATTAAGGGGGTTTTGTTGCAAGTCCACCTTTTTCAAAGGGAGATTTAGGGGGTTTTGTTGCAAGTCCACCTTTTTCAAAGGGAGATTTAGGGGGTTTTGTCGCAAGTCCACCTTTCTCAAAGGGGGATTAAGGGGGTTTGTTGCAAGTCCGCCTTTCTCAAAGGAGGATTAAAAGGGTTTTGTTGCAAGTCCACCTTTTTCAAAGGGGGATTAAGGGGGGTTTCAAAATATCATGCTTTCATTTTCTAATCTATTTACTTTTTGTTTGGGTAGAATGGCGATAATTTTGTTTTAAATAAATTTTGTTTCACTAAAAAAGTAATCTTATGTGGATTGAAGTATTTAAAACAGGCTTGCATACCAGTTCTAACGGAAAATCAATTAATTACACTAACGAAGATTTGCTGAAAATTGCAACTAATTACAATCAAAGAATCCAACTTGAACCCACAAGTAAAGCTCCACTTGTTAAAGGTCATCCCGAAAGCAATGCTCCTGCTTATGGTTGGATAGATCAATTAGCTAGTCGGGGTGATTTCCTATTGGCAAAAGTTAAAGACTTAACAAATGATATTATCAACGACATCAAAGACAAGAAATTTCAAAAAGTTTCTATCTCGCTTACTAACGATTTAAACTTGAGACATATAGGTTTGCTTGGAGCGGCTGCTCCAGCGGTAGAAGGATTGAAACCAATTGAATTTACTATGAACTTAGATAATTTTGAAATTCTTAGCGATATTGAACTAAACAATGAATCAACAGCAAATCAAGAAACAGAAAATAACTCTTACAATTACAGCGAATTGATAGACGAAAATACATTTATGAAAAATCAAATTCGAGATTATCAGAAAGTTATTCAACAAAAAGACTTTGAAGAGTTCACTGCTAATCTAATTAAAAATAATTGTATTTCTCAAAATTATTCAAAGCACACGATGGATTTGCTTGAACTTTGTTCTCAAATTGATGAAGTTACGAATAATAAATTTGACACACTCAATAAAGCTAAAGCATATTTAAACAAATTAACCTCGTCTAACTTAAAGACTGAATTTGCAAAACCTACTGATGCTTTGAATTTTGATAAAACAGAATATTCTCTTGCAATGGGCAATAATCGCGAAAAGCTTCATAATCAAATCACCAGAATAATGAATGAAAATGAGAATCTTACTTACGAGCAAGCACTAAAATCAATTTTACAGTAATAAAAAAAATAGAATTAATTAAAGGAGAAAAATATGAGTAGCAGATTAGATAGTCTGCGGGTTGTCGACCCGATATTAACGAATTTAGCTTTGGGTTATTCGCCCGATTATTTAATAGGAAATAAGCTGTTTCCTACCGTAAAAGTTTCATCGCAAAAAGGCAGGATCCCAAAATTTGGTAAAGATTCATTTGTGCTTCGCAATAGTAACCGAGCCATAAGAAGTAATTCCAACCGCATTCCATCGATGGAATTCGAAACAGTTGAATTTTCACTTCAAGAACGAGACTTGGAGGTTGCAATGGATTATTTGGAAGAATCCGAAACCTACAACTTGCTACAATACGAGGAAAAGATGATGCAAGATCTAATGAATATATTATCACTCGAAAAAGAAAAAACAATTGCAGACTTTGTGCAGAATCCTTCAAATTTTGCAAGTGATATGAAATTAGCTATGGCTGATGGCGACAACTTTGCCAGTTTATCCCAAAGCCCTCTAACAGCAATTCATAATGGAATAGAGCAAGTCCGATCTAAAATATCACGCAAGCCTAATATAATGATAATTGGGGCAAGTGCATATAAATCAATTGTATCACATACCGATTTTACTTATTCTCTAAATAATGTCGGCAAAGCTTGGGCTGATTTAGCTTATTTAAAAGAGCTATTTAATATTGATAATATCGTAATAGGTAATAGCGTTTCCTCGAATGATGGCACCACATTCGAGGATATTTGGCAGGATAATGTGCTTATTGCTTATGTGGATAAATCTGATAAAAAGTCGCAGTATAATCCAAGCTATGGCTATATTTTGCAAAGAGAAGGAATGCCCGAAATAGACACATACTTCGAGAATGGCGGGAAAGTAAAGATAATTCGAGCCACTGACAACTGGGCAATGAAAGTAGTAGCTCCCGAAGCTGCATATTTAATTCACAATACTAATTAATTTTTATAAAGGAGAAAAAACATGATACCAACATTAGCTTATCAACCCGTTATGAGGTTGTCTATTACAGCAAACACAGATATTCCTGCATTCAAATTTGTAGATTTCAGTGGTAATCTATGTTCAAATACGATTAAATCATTAGGAGTTAGCGATTTTGCCGCTTTATCTGGCGATTTAACTTCAATCATTACAATTGGAACGGCAATATTGCAAACAAGCGAAGCAATAGCACGAGGAGGATTGGTGGCATCAGACACAACAGGTAATGCAAAAAATTGGGTTGCAGGAGATGAAGTGCAAGGAATTGCTGTTGCCGCAAGCGAAGGAAACTATGTAGTTGTGCTATTAAAACATTAAGGAAAAAATTATGTTAGAAAATATCAAAAATTTTATTATGCGGAACGGACTTTGGCTTATTTTAGGGGCGATTGCTTACTTCTTGCTTCAGCCGCAATTACCCGAAATCCGCACACTTTTATTCATCAGTTTAATCGAAGTATTGGCGATTGGACTTGCAGGTTTGGCAAATTTTATATTTACAAAAGTTGATTTTATCAAGGCAAATTCTTTTGTAACTGTGGGAGCAATTTTTATCGGTGTTCACTTTCTGGTTGGCTTTGGTGTAATGGGACTTTATTTTGCAATGTAAATTAGGAATTATAATGAAAATCAAAGAATTATTTGAGTTCTTTTTGCTAATATTTATTCCGTCAGTGGCTTTCTCTCAATTAAAATATGAAATTGAGTGCCGAAATGATTTACTGCAATATTCGCAAATAATTGGTATGCAACAAGTTGGTACTATCGAGCTTGGTAATAGAAATGATGGATCTGTAGCGAAATATTTAAAATCAGTGGGATTGTCCGAGGGCAATCCCTACTGTGCCGCTGGTCAGTATTATATATTTTACGAAGCTTGCAAGCACTTGAAACTTCCGCAATCGCAAATTCCAATACCACGAACGGGACTTGCAAATGCAATGTATTCTTATGCTAAACAGCAAGGCAATAAAGTGAAATACGAAGCTAAACTTCATGATTTATTAGTTTGGAGAAAAGCAAAAACATCATTCGGTCATATCGAGAGGATTATTGAAGTTAATTCCAAAGGAAACGTTACTACACTTGCCTTTAATGTAATGGGAACTAATGGCAAAGAAGGAGTATTCACGAAAAAGCGGAATATCTACCATCCACTACAAAGATTGAAAGTAAGAGGTTTGATTGGTTTTAGGAGCATAAAATGAATAAATTAAATGTCACAATAATATTAATTTTGTCATTAATTATTATTATACTTGGAATTGGTCGGTGGATTCAAATGAGTGAGTTATCCAAAAACAATAAAACTAATTCAATTAGAATTGACACTATAACTACAATTTTGCCACAAAAAGTTATTGAAATAGATTCGATAAAGTCGCGGATAAAATATATTCGAGATACAATTATTCAAACGCAACCTTTTATAGCACAAATAGATACTGTTTATCTTATGGATACAATTCAGGCAGAATACCAATTCCCCGAGAACTTGTTTCGTATAGCTATTGCAACTCACAGCGACACTTTAAGAGAATTGCAGATTAAACAAGTTGAAGTTCATAATGAACAAACTAAATGGCAATTGCCGATAGCAATAATTGGCGGTTTTATAATTGGTTATGCAATCGGGAGATAATATATGAGCGATATAAATATTCTTGACACTTATAGCAAAGATTATCTAACAAAAGAACTTGTTAGCAGAACAAATAATCTCACTTTTCAGAATTATCTGGGTGCTTTGCCAAATTTAAATAGCATCGTAAGCAATCGTGCCGATATTTCACAAACATTTTCTGAACTTCAAGCAGATCCGCATATCCATAGTTGCATTCAGTCGCGTAAGTCAGGAGTGCTTTCTAAGAAATGGCAACTTGTTGGTAATCAACAAAGTTACGAGTATAAATTTATTATAGGGCAATTGCAATCACTTGACTTGCATAATCTATTTTCGAATATTTTAGAAGCAGTGCTAACTGGCTATCAAGTGTTAGAAATAATGTGGGACGAAGACCAAAAGGGCAATTATTTTGTCAATAAAATTGAAAGCAAACCAATTGAATGGTTTTTCTATGATTATAAAAATGAAATAAAATACAGAACCAAAGCAAATTTAAAAGGAATAAGTTTGCCGGAAAATAAATTCCTTATACCGCGTAATAATCCAACTTTCAAGAACCCATACGGTGAAGCATTATTGAGTAAATGTTACTGGGCTTTAACTATAAAGAGCATCGCTTATCGCTTTTGGATAAACTTTTTGGAAAAATACGGAATGCCGTTGATTATTGGACAATACACTTATCCGCCAACACCTGAGGAATTGTCTAATTTAAGTATAAGATTGAACGAGTTAGTTAATTCGCAAACCATTGCCACTCCGCCAGATATTACAATAGATATAAAAGATATTGGGCAAAGCAAATCAGTTGATTTATACTTGCAATTAATAAAATTAGCAAATGCAGAAATCTCTAAAGCACTTTTATCCGAAACACTTACAACTGAAATGGATTCGGGTTCGTATGCAGCATCAATTACACATTTTCGGGTTAGAAGCGAAGTAATTCTGGGTGATGTAAAACTTTTGGAGCAGTCAATCAACCAATTAATCAATTATATTGGGAAAGTAAATAATTTTGATATGTCCAATCTTCCAAAATTTGAATTT